ATCGTCTGATCGGCGAAGCGGATCGACAGCGAGCCGCTCGACATGGCCTTGCCCGGATCGGCGCCCGCGATGCGGCCATCGGCGCGGATGACCTCCACCTTGTCGAGATTGTTGCTGTACGTCATGTCGGCGGTGACGACGCTACCAAGCACCACGCCGTCGGCGATGATGTTGCCGGTTGCCTGGGCGAAACGCGGGCCGGTCAGTGCAGTCAGCGCGCCGGCCACGGTCGCCAGCGTCGGGTCCGCTTCGCCCTGCGCGATCATCGAAAGCGTGGCGTTGAGCATTCCCGATCGGGCGAGCGAGATCTTCAGCTGGTTGACGATCGCGCCGTAATTCATGCTGAAGCTCGGCACGTCGGGATTACCGATTTCGATCGACGTCGACGGAAGCGACGGCGCGCCCGACGAGAACAGGTGCAGGTTCGTGCCGCCAACCATCGTGGCACCGGAAACCGTCGCGTTCGCATCGGCGGAAGCCGCCAGCGTGAAGGCGTTGCCGGAAGGGCCGGCGGTGTCGTTCGTCGCCGTCAGCTTGGTCGACGTGCCGGAATAGGTGGCGGCGGCCACGGCGGGGACGACCGAGGCATTAAGCGCAGTGACCGCTGCTGCGATCGTTGCCGCAAGGCTCCCGCCGATCTGGATTTGATTGCCGACAGGCGCGCTTGCAACGAAGGTGAACGGGGTGCCGGCGACCGTGATCGTCGAGTTAGCCACCGGCTGGCCGCTGAAGTTCCAGCTGCCCGATGCTGCGCCGCCGACGCTGGTGGTGGGCGGGCCGAATGTCTGCCGCAGCCAGAAGCCGATCGCGCGCGTGTCGCACGGTACGACGACATCGCCATCGTTCGTGATCACGTCGTAGGTCGGATCGAGACCCTCGCGACCGAAGCCGAGCTGATCGTCCTCGATCAGCGGCTGCTCTTCGCCGAGCGAGTGGGTGACGATCGGGAGCTTGAAGAAGCCCGACGCCGGAACGGCGCCGTAACTCGTCTCGCTGGCGGCCGCCATGACCGCATTGATACCAAGGGCTCGGCCCATGTCAGTGTCTCCTCAGAGCGGATGCGTGGTGGAATAGGTCGCGGTGATGGTGGCATCGGCTCGGCGCGGCACCGCAGCCGCCTCCGAGTAATCGTCGTCGGTGAGCGGGGCGGTCGCTTCGAGATAGTCGACGAGTCCGCCGAGGAATCGGTCGGCCTCGATCGCGGCCGCGATCTGCCCGAGCATCAGGTCGATCGCTTCCTCGTTCGTCAGCGAGCCGCTCTGGTAGGCGACAAGCTCCAGCGGGATGGCGTGCTCGTAGTGATAGGATGGCGGCGAGAGGTCCATTTCCGGCTCGCCTGGATCGCCCGATCGCACAATGACGCGGCCGCCGGGCGCGACGCGATCAGGGGCGGCATCCGAGCCGTCTAGCCCCAGCACGTCGGCGCCGGGCAACGCGCCCTGCACGAGAGCCTTCACGGCAAGAAGAACATCGAGGCGCTTCGACATGCGTCACCTCGCGCCCTGGTTGAACCGCTCGACGTAGGTCGACGCGGCATGATCGGCCGCCTGCTGAAGGTCGAACCGCTTGCCCGGCCGCACCGAGCGAGTGAGCGTAAACATCAAAAGCAGCTGGCCGCGCTCGCCCTGCGCGATGCGACCTTTCCGGACCTTGCGCAGTCGGCCGCGCGCGGTGGTGCCGCGCTGCTGGACGATGAAAGCGAGCAGACGCCCGCCCGGCGCTTTGCGGAAAACGAACTCTTTCTGGCCGAATGTGGCGAGAACCTGCACGGGGCTCATCCGCCTGGACGATGATGCGCGGCCGCTGTGCGTCGCGCGCGGCACCGATCGGGTCGGTATCCACAAATAGTTGTGACCGCCGACGGGCTGGATGGATGCGCCGCTCGAAAAGGCGTCGATGATGTTCGGCGCGTTCGACCAGGCATAGCCGGCTGGGTTGAGCGAGCGGCCAGCGCGCGGGTAGGAATCGGCCCGCCATGTGTTCGCGAGGCGACTGCCGAGCCCTGCCGCCGTCACCTGATCGCGCAACGTGACCTTCAATTCAGCCGTGGCGCCGCGCATCGCATCGGTGCTGATCTGGGCGAACTCGCCTTCGAAACCTTTGAAGACGGGGCCGAGATCGTCCACCTTCACGGATATTCCGATCAAGCGACCGGCTCCGTCGGGCAGGTCCACGTCATGCCCTCGTGATCGAGCATGGGGGCGCCGTTAATCCTGAAAACATCGTCGCCCACCGTGATGGTCGCGCCTCGGGCGGGCTTGGCGACCTGCGATCGACGGATGTCGAAGGTGTTTTCGTCGACCACGATACGGGAATCCGTCGGGCCGGTGTCGGCGCTCGGCTGACTGCGGATGACCCTGATGGACGCATCCTCGCCACCGGGGGGCGAATAGGTCGCATCGACGGCGAGAACGCTCGCGAACAGCGCGTCGATGCCTGCGACGAAGGGATCGATCATCGCGCCCTCCGCAAAAAAGCGGCGGCGCAGCCGAAACTGCGCCGCCAAGGCTCAGGAGATCAGATCGACGGGATCAGCTTGAACCGCGCGGTCGCGTCACCGGACGCGGCGGCAGCCATGAAGATGCCGATCTTCGTGTTGCTGGTTGAGACGTTGGTCACCAGTCGCGCGGTGTTATCCCAATATGCCAGCGTCTTGCGGGCGATGGTCACCGCCGCCTTCGGGTGGTCGAAGACGCCGCGCGTCACGCCGATGCCAGAGGCGCCGCTCGCAATGTCGGTGGAAGCGATCGAAAACTCGATGCCGTCGAGAAGGCCCTGACCGCTGGTGACGGCGTAGGGCGCGACGACATCGACGTTATCGCCGGGCTGAATGAAGTTCTTCATGTCGGATTACTCCTGCGGAGCCGGCGCGCGCTTGGCGCGGATCGCGGCGATGATGTCGGGCTTCTTGGTGATCCCGGTGAGATCGACCTGTTCCTCGGCGGCGATTTGCTTTAGGCCTTCGACCTTGAGCTTTTCCAGATCGTCGTCGGAGAAGGGGGCCTCCTCATCGAGATTGCCGTTCTCCAGCAGGCGCTCGGCTTCGTCGTCGGAGACGAAGATCGGGCCTTCCACGGGATAGCGAACCGCGCCGTCGATGACGGCCGGTCCATTCAACTTAACGTCGGGCATTGTGCGTCTCCTGCGGGCGGGAGCACGTCGGCTCCGGCCCGCTCTTGCGGTGGATCGGATCAGTTGCCGGGGTTCTTGTAGAAGCCGCGGAAGTCGAGCAGCGCGGCGCCGACATCAAGCCGGGCCTTGTTCTCGACGCCATCGACATCGAAGCCGACACGGGTGTCGGTGAACAGTTCCTCCTGGCCGAGCAGGTGGTCGAGCTCGATCGTGTCGAAGGCGTCCGGGCTCGTCGACAGGAACCACTGATTGCCGGTGATACGCGGCTCGACGATCAGCGTCAGCGACCCCGAGAACGGGTTGACCGCGCTGTTCTGGTTGGCGACGACGGCCGCCAGCATCTGCTGAGCCTCGACTTCCTTGGCGGGGCCGACGATCAGGTAAGTCGGCGCGATGTTGAGGTATCCGCCCTCGTTCGAGGTCTGCTGGCGCATCGCCTGACGGCCTGCGCCCAGCGACGCGACGGTAATCGCCGAGCCAGCGCCGGCAAGGTTGCCGTGCGCGACGGAGAACAGCGCGTTGCCGTCCGCCATCGTCGGGTTGCTCAGGAACAGGCCCCACACGAGATCGCTCTCGAGATCCGCAGCCTTTCGGCCGAACATCGTCGGGATGCGCCCGAACAGGTTCTGATCGTCGTTGACGATCGCCTGCCGCGTGATCGGGATGATCCGACCGTAGGTCTGCAGGCGATAGGTCAAACCGCTGTCGCTGATCGCACCGCGTTTGAACTCGCCGTTCTCGGGGACGAGCAGCAGCGCCGGGGCGTCGCCCAGGCTGACGATGTTGGACGGCTTGAAGTCCGGCAGGGTGCCGGTCGATACGATCGGCCGGAACGTCTGCGGCGCGGCGGTGAAGGCGGCGCGGACACGCTTGTTCGCCACCGCCGCAAGGGCGAAGGCAAAGTCGCTCGTGGTGAGCGCGCCGGAACGCATGCCGAGGGCGGCGCCCGCGACATCGAGACGGCTCATGCCGCCCGTGGAGATGCCGGTACGGCCGAGATAGTCGCGGGCAAGCTCCATCAGCGTCATGCCGCGCAGTTCGCGGGCGTCCGCGATGCGCTGATCGCGGGTGCGGCCCGGCATGTCGGCAAGCGGCGCATCGGGATTGGCGCGCAACATGACCGCGTCCTCGACCGCCTGGCGGTAACCCTCGGTTTCGGTGCCCGTGACGCCCGCGCTGGCATTGATCGGCGCGCGCGGCGTCGAACCGCCCATCAGCCGCTCATTGACGCGGCCGAGAAGGTCGTTTTCGGTCAGCGGCGCGGTATCGTTGGCACGGATCAGCTCGGCGGCGAAGTCCGAGCCGAGCGCCGCCGATCGGCCGCACATATCGAGAATGCGCGAAGCGGAAACTCCCGCAGCGCGCGTTTCGGTCGTAGCCACGACAGGCGCGGCTGCCGTGCCGGCCGACGAGTGCGGCTCGGCACGAGTGCCGCCGCCGGGCTCGACGACGATGGTGGTGTCGGCAGCCGCCGGAGCGGCAGTGGAAACTGGAGCGGCCGCAGCCGCCCCGCCAGCGATGTTGCGACGCATATTTTCTTCCTCTTCGGTGACACCGTGAAGCAAATTCCCGGATGCGGATCGAACCACGGCGTTCGGATCGGCGGGAACGGGGACGAAACTGGCTTCGAGCAGCTGCCAGGACATGGCGCGCCACGTTTCGTTGTCTGAAGAACCGGGGGTGGACGTGATCTGCCACGTCGTGACGAGGTAGCCGATCGAGATGGCGCGGAGTTCGCCGCGCGCGACGCGAGCTTCGATCAGCTGGCCGGCATCGGTCTGGTCGAACTGCAGGACGCCGATCAGCTGGTTGCCTTCGACGCGCGCGCTGACGACACGGCCGATCTGCGCGGCAAGCTCATATTGATTGTGCGTGTCCAAGAGCGGGCAGACACCAGCGCCGACGCGCGTGAGGTCGATCGCCTCTTCGGTGATCTCCAGCTCTTCGGTGAAATAATAGCGCTGTACGGCCGAGCCTGCGGAGAGGATTGCCTCGACCGTATGCGCGGTCGCATCATAGCTATCCGGCACGAGCGAGAGGCTGCGCGTACCGCGACCACCGGCCTGCGGCTGGCGGCGCTCTTCGATGTCTGGCGTCGGCCGCTGACCGGGCGCGTCGCGCTTCATCACGCCAGGCATCACGCCATCGATATGGCGGGCGTTCCTCGGCTTTTCCTTCTTCGGCGGGATGCCGTCGTCGACAATCAGCGCGACGGCGCGCGCGGGGTCGTCCGCAGTCTCCTGCGGTGCCTGGGGAGGCTTCTTCATCGCGGGGCTCCTATGGGATCGTCGCGGGTTTCGCGGCCAGCGCTGGCACCACGTCGCCGGTGAAATTGAGACCAGCCTTCTTGTTCGCGTCGCGATCGGCCGCGATCTCGGCGCGGAGGTCATCCGGGCTGTAGCCGCGCGCCGTGACGAGGTTCGGACGGCTTTCGAGGCCCGCTTCCATCGCCAGCACGTCGCCGGTGATGTCCTTGACCTTATCCACGCTGCCGAATGGCGGGGTTGCCCAGTTCATCTCATAGGTGCGGTTGGGCATCTTGCCGGCGAGGAAGGCGGCGGCCTGAAAGCGGGCCGATATGCGCTCCAGCGCCACGGGGATCAGCGTGTTGAACTGGATGCGCCCGATCGACCGCTCGAACTCGATATGGCCAGCCTTGTAGCTGGAGTAATTGACGTTCGAGAGGTCGCCGAAGTGCTCGTATGTGATGCCTACGCCAGCCGCCGACGACAGCAGCGCCAGCTTTATGATGTCGTTCAGGCCGCCCGATGCCTTCGGGTCTCCGAACTTCACGCTTTCGCCGGGGGCAAGGCGGCTGATCATGCCCGGCGCGAGCGTCTCGGCCGGCGCGATCTCGTTATCG